CGCCAGTGTGGTGAATAAATACGGTGGTGGCACCTAAGGCTGATGAGGCAGTGCTGCACGAATTGACCATTGCCCGGACGTCTTTTGCAGCGTTTTCATCACCGCTCATGTGATTGTTCACAGTGTCAACGATCAAGAGACTAATGGGCTCTTGCGTGATTGATCTGACCACCTTTATGACCTCGGCAGCAGAGCTTGGAGCATCAAGATCAATTGCTTTGTTGCTAATGAAAAGGTTGTCGAGCTGCCTTGTTTGGTGTTCAATTGCCCAAGAAGCGATCCGCTTTCGAATGCCGTAATTGCCTTCGCCAGCCAGATAGACAACAACCCCAGGCTTTGTCTTGATGCCTTGCCACGGGATCCCAGATGCAATGGAACAGGCCATGTCTAGTGCAATGAAGCTTTTACCGGCTCCTGAAGGCCCAAAGATCATTGCAACGCAATGTGCAGCCAACCATTCCTTGATGATCCACTTGGTCGGTGATGGCTCATCAATGAATGAGCTTGCACGAGTTAGAAAATAGTCGCTAGGTTGAGCTGCCAGGTTCTCTAATAGCTCGTCAGCGGCTTCAGCCCCAAGAGCTGTTGAACTGGCAATGTCGCTGTTGGGCTCGTAACGCGAGACAGAATGAGCAATCTGCCTGATCTCAGAGCTTGGTAGTGGGATCTCACAGCGTGTTTCATTCGCTACGCTCAAAGCGGCCAAGATCTCAGCCTCGCTCATACCGTATGAACGCATTGCCCCGGCAAGACTCGTTAATCCGCTGTTGCGATTTCCTTTGATGATCGATGACTCTGGCGTGATCGACCTCTCCTTCGGAGCTGGCAGCATTGATGCAAGCCATGCAGGAGGAATTGACACCGGGCCAACTCCATCAAACGGGTCACTCGAGGCTTCCCATTGATACGACTTGCCCTCAATCTCAGACGGATAGGCGACAAAGTAACGACCATTTGACAACAGATCAACACCATCCAAAAGCTTGCAAGACTTGATACCCTCTTGATATGCCGCTAGATAGTGAAATCCGCCGCCTGCCGTGAGAGCTGTAATCCCGTCTGGAAGCTGTCCGTTCTTGGCCGTCCACTCGTCCCAGCTATCCTGCCCTCCATTGCGAGGATCAATGTCGTAAACAACAATCCCAGAGGCCTTGCCTGCCGCGATCCCAATGTTCAACCTAGGATTAGATGTAAACCAAGCCTTTATCTTGTCCGGATCATTCGTCGCATCATGCACCCCATGTTCAGTCGCTGGAATCTTCCCATTCGGGACAACCGGCAAGACCTTCCAACCCCAAGACGCATAAGTTAGCGCGACCTCAAGCTTTGTTCTTTGCGTCATTTCGTGCCCTCAGTGCGCCATTAGTCTTCACCTCTAATTCGTACTGCCGAGCCATTGGCGGCTCATCTTTCCACCCATAAATAACTTGGGGCCAGACCCCTAGCATCTCTGCCAGTTGCCTGCGCCCCCCAAAGTAATCTATTGCCTCTTGCGTTGTCATCTTCCGCCCTTTCTTTCATGTTGGCATGAAAGAATAACATGAAACGGCAACGACGCAACCAAGACAACACTGATTTAGGACACCATGGGTTGTGTTTGGCGGATCAAATAATCGGACAAGATCGTGATGGTGCGCAATGATGGATTCTCACTTTTCCCTTTTTTGATTTGGTGCAAAGTGTTGGCGTGCAAGCCGGTAGCCGCTGAGACGGTTGTGATCCGCCGATCTTGCAATGCCGCTCGGATCTGTTCTAGTGTAAGAAGGTGTTGTGACATGTTGCTCCTCTTTGTTGTTGAGTTGACATTGTGCGGTTGATTGCGTTACATTGTCAACTCGTTGCGAACGGACTGTCCGAAGGCAACAGAAACGGAAAAGACAATGCAATTGCTATCAGAAAGCAACTTTCACGAAGTATGGGCGTGCGCTGTTGGAGACTATGTTGTCCTGTGGTCGTCTGACTATCCAAGCAAAAGAAATTTCATCTGCACTTGCGAAGATCTGGCCGAGGCCCGTGAGATGGCCGACCTTTATATCCATTGCAAAGACTCGGGTATTGACTGGGACACATCAAACAGTTAATATCCACACATCGAACGAACGGAATAGGCCGACGGTTCGATTTAACCAAGGAAACCATCATGAAAAACAACGACTTGAACCTGACCCAAGCCGACCAACTGGGTCAATTGCTGGCTGAAATTGATGTGCTTGAAAAGCAAGCCGATGCAATCAAGAAAGCCATGCGCGAGGCTGGCGGAGTGCACGAAGGCGTGCTGTTCCGCAGCACTGTTGTTGAGTCGAATCGATCTGTGACGGATTGGAAAGCACTCTGCGCCGATCTCGGCATCACTGCCGACGTGGTGGCCCGTCACACCAACACCACGGCGGTCTATTCCGTCAAGACCACTTCCAAGTGACACGAGGGGGAGACATGATTGACATCCCTCCCCCGAACTGGCCTTTCCCCACGTACAAGGGAAGGCCACTTCCTAAGCCCCCTAAAACCCCGTTCCGTCAGGAACCTTTACCACCTGCGCCACCTGCGCCTTTCTAAGGAAACACTATGGCAATCAATCTTAAAAGCACCAAAAATTTTAGCGAAAGCGGAGTGAAGATTTTGTGCTACGGACAAAGTGGCGCGGGCAAAACCTCGCTGATACCAACTTTGCCCAATCCCGTAGTCCTATCGGCTGAGGGTGGCCTTCTCTCAATCGCCGGGGCCGATGTGCCCTACATAGAGATAAGCGACATGGCGAGCCTGCGCGAGGCCTGGTCATGGCTGGCGGAGTCTGACGAAGCTAAAGCATTCCAGTCAGTTGCGCTGGACTCAATATCTGAAATAGCTGAAGTGGTTCTCAACACCGAGAAGAAGAACACAAAAGACCCGAGGCAAGCCTACGGCGCGATGCAGGAACAGATGGCCGACATCATAAGAGCCTTCCGGGATCTGCCTGGGCGACACGTCTACATGTCTGCCAAGCTGGAGAAAACGCAGGATGAAATGGCTCGAATACTGTATTCCCCCTCGATGCCGGGCAACAAAACGGGCCAACAATTGCCCTACTTTTTCGACGAGGTGTTAGCACTCCGAGTTGAAAGGGATGCCGACGGTAACACTCAGAGAGCACTGATGTGTGATGGTGACGGTATATGGCTGGCAAAAGACCGATCCGGTCGGCTTGAAATGTGGGAGGCTCCTGACCTTGGGGCAATCATCCGAAAAATTGAAGGCGGAGGGGGAGATGAACAATCACGAACTTCTTGATCTGTGGCGGGCGACGCTGGACCGACATTACGAGCCGCTTGATTATGTTGCGGTGCTGTTTGGAGCCGGTGTTGCCAGGACGACTCAGGAGCATTGCGCCCGGGTCTGTGACGCATGGCAGGGCGACGGTCAACACGTGGCCCGTCAACTGGCGACACGGATACGACAGATGACAAACGAAAGAGATGCGTATGAATGAGCTCGAAAAACTTGCGGAGCAGTGGGAGCAGATAAAAGCTGCCGAGACTCAGGTGATTGCAAAACGTCGGGGGATTGAAGACCAAATCACCAAGATCCTAGCTTTACAGAAAGACATGGACGGAGCCAAAACCGAGAACGTTGGGCACTACAAGATAAAAGTTACAGGCAGGCTTGACCGAAAGGTCAATGCCGATAAACTACAAGAACTCGCTCAAGAAGCCGGTTTGACCGAACACTTGAGCAGCTTGTTCAGATGGAAGCCAGAGATCAACGTCGTTGCGTGGAAAGCCGCGCACGAATCGATCACAGGCCCACTTTTGGACGCCATTACGACAACGGCCGCCCGGCCGTCTTACTCCATCAGCAGAAAGGACTAATCATGGGGTTCCTATCACAAAGTTTCGACATTAACGACCTCCCGCAATCTCAAGGCTACGGCGTTCTTCCAGCCGGTTGGTACTCGGCCACTATTTCAAAAGCTGACGTGAAGCCCACCAAGGCGGGAACTGGCGAGTACATCAATATTTGCTACTCAATCACCGGCCCGACCCACCAAGGGCGCACGGTCTGGGGCAACATCAACATTCGTAATCCGAACATCAAAACTGAACAAATCGGTCGTCAGCAGTTGGGCGAACTCATGCGAGCTACCGGTGTTGGCAATGTTTCTAACACTGACCAGTTCGTCGGCAAAGATCTCATGATTAAGTTGATTGTCAAAGAGGATGACAAGTCGATGGAACAGAACGAGGTTCGCGGATTCAAGGCGGTGCAAGGCGGCCAAGTGCCGAGCATTCCAAGCAATCTGCCTATGCCTGCCTTGGCTGTTCAGCCTGACCCAGCTCCTAAGGCCGCCCCCCCTTGGGCGAAGAAGTAAAGAAAAAGCCCTCAATGCTTGTGAGCAGAGAGGGCTTCAATTTCCGAAACAACGGAAGGAGACAAGTGATATGGCTGAGATTCTACTACCGGATCGCATCGTTGAAGCAATAGATGCCGCACATGAGGCAAAACAAGAGTTGCCCCGTCCTCACATGGGCGCATCAATGCTGGGTCATCCGTGTGATCGTTGGTTGTGGTTGTCGTTCCGGTGGGCTGTGATTGAAAAGTTTCCAGG